TTGGAATTTGGAGCGTTGTTGTTCACGTCCCCTTCCGCGCTGTCAACTTGGCCGCGCATCCACCTGAGCGCAGCGGCGCTTCAACGCACCGGGCCGAAACGAAAACGCCTTGGAAAACGGCCTCCGCTGCCTACCGTCGGGGGGCATGTTCGTGCGCCGAAAACTCGTCAATGGACAGCTTCGTAACTACGCCGTCTGGACCTTCCGGGAGGACGGGAAGGTGCGGCAACGCCAGCTTTACCTGGGCTGGGCTAAGACTGTGGCCGCGCGGATTCTCTGGCTTGAGTATCAGCTCTCCAAAATGCGGCCGACCGAGGAGATTTATCTCCGAAAGATCGCCCGCCGATCATTTCCTTCTGAGTCCCTGCTCGACCGCCTCTCAGGTGTGCGTCGTCGCACCGCCGCCATGCAGTCCGCGCTGGCCCGCCTCAGCGACGTCGGGCGGGAGTTCGGCTTATTGCCCTCGGCAGAGGAACGCACCCAATTTGAGGAAGCCCTCCGCCAGCGGGATCAGCAATTCAGGGAGAGTTGCCCCATTCCGCTCCGTGCGGACGCACCGTAGCACCTGCCGCGTTCGTTGCGACACGAACGCCGTAGGCACTACGCGCAGAGCGTGGCCTCACGCCGCGACCGCGAATTTCGGCGGCGGCCCCTTTCTGATCCGGGGTGCCGGCAGGCATTGCGGACAATCAGGCACCGGAACGATGTTGAACCATTCCTGCGCCTGCTGCGGCTCCACCAGTTCTCTGTAATGTGCAAAAATCACCTCCGGCGAATTGCCACACTCCAGCGCGACGCGCGCGGTGTCCGGCATGATCGCAAGCCGATAGCTGATGTAGGAGTGCCGCAGAGCATTGCGCTTCCACTTCACCTTGGCGTTTCTCACCAGGAACTCCTGTGCCTCGGGCACGCGCGAGTAAGGCATCACGGGACCGGATGCCTGCCGGCAGGCTGCCAGCCACGCCGCGAGGTTCTCGCAGATCGGCACAAGGCGGCGTGAGCGCGTCTTGGCTTTGTCGGATGCAACCTCGATAAAGCCCCGTTCGAGGCGAATCTCGCTCCAGTCCAGTCGCTCAATCTCCGCGCTGCGCAGGCCGGCAAAGGCCGCGATGACGAGGTAAGGCGTCGTTTCAGGGATGGACACGGCCAGCAGCGCGCGAAGCTCCTGCGGCGTGAGAATCTGAATCGGCGTCGAGGGCAGCTTTGGATTGAGCATGGCGTCGAAGACCGTGCGCCGCTCGGGCGTGAGGTAGCCGCGCTTGCGCGCCCAATTCCCGAACGCGACCAACGCGCGGCGCACGTTGCAGCGGCTCACCGGGCTCCAGTTCGTCTTGCCTTGGAGCCATTCATCAATCTCCTGCGGCATAAGGTCTGGCAGAAACTTTCCCGCAAAGACGCGCTCGAACTGCCGGAGATGGGAAAGGACGGTGCCGATGTGATGGGCTGTGAATGCGCTGTTTCGCAGCGTAGCGACATACTCCTCGACCAGCTCGGGCAAGGGCTTCCGTTTCGCGCTGGGGTCGTGCTCTTCGGCGTAGCGCCGCACCGCGTGAAGCAGCGGCACCGTTTTCAGCATCCGCCTTGCCTCGGCGTATTCCTGCGCCGCGATATGGAGCGGCGTGCCGCAGTCTGCCAATGCCGCCTGAGCCGAGATGAGTGATTCGATCTCCGGCCCCGAGACATTGCGCGCCGCCGTGCGCAAGCCCGCGAGCCGCCCGAGGATCAGCCGGGCCTCGCGCTTGGCTTCCGCGAGGTCGGTGAAGGATTTCCGCTGCCGCTGCCCATGCTCGTAGTAGCAGACCTGGTGCAGGTCGCGTCCGCGAGCGCGGGACGTGTAGATTTTGATTTCGTGATGGTCGTCCCCGAAGACGACCGGAGCTTTCGTGCGCGTGGCCATGTGGTTTTGCGCGGCTGTCAACCAAAGTGTCATGCAAGCTCCCGACTAAGGCGTAAGTGCCTCATCCTGAGAGCTTCCAAGTTGCTCTGGAAACAAGTCGGGAAACGCCCCAACCATTACCTCGACTGCGAGGCCATGCAGGCCGCCGCGGCGACGATGCTCAAGCTCATTGGACGCGAAGCCGTCGTGCCCGCGGAACCAGCGGGCGAGGACGTGGCGGTTGACGCGGCGGAGCCGGCATGACGCAGGACTCCTTCTTCCATCCTCTCAAACTCATCCTCGGCTTTCTCGCCGTCATCCTCATCGCCTGGCTGCTTAGCGGCTGCGGTTCGCTCGTGCGGGTCGAGTATCAGAATCCGAAATACGGCGGCGGTGCGGTCGAGTTCGCGCTGCCGAAAAGGGAGGGCTACGCGAAATGACCCTCGACGCCACCATCCGCGCGGTGCAGGCGAAGCTCGGCGTCACCGTGGACGGCAATCCCGGACCGCAGACGTGGAACGCGATCTATCGCTCGCTTGTCGGCGAGCCGCCAGTTTCGTCTGTTCCGGCGACACTCGCCGATGAGCGCAGCGAGCGAACCATCGCCACGTTGCTCCCGCAGGTTCAGCCGCTCGCACGTGCGCTCATCGAGAGCGCCGCCGCCATCGGCATCGCCATCAAGATCATCAGCGGAACACGGACGTTCGCCGAACAGGATGCGCTCTACGAACAAGGCCGCACGAAGTCGGGGCGCATCGTGACGAACGCGCGCGGCGGCTACTCGAATCACAACTTCGGCATCGCGTTCGACATCGGCGTATTCGAGGGCGGTCGCTACCTCGACGAATCCCCGGCCTACAAAGCCGTGGGTGCGCTCGGCATGAAGCTCGGCCTCGAATGGGGCGGCAACTGGAAGACGATCCAGGACGAGCCGCACTTCCAATTCCGGCCCGCGTGGGCGCGCGACAAGAGCGAGCGCGACATGCTCGCCGAGTTGCGCTCGCGCCGGGAGCGCGGCGAATCCGCCTTCGCCTAGTTCATGGCCACTCCCGACTACACCGTTGGATTCACCCGCGAGGAAGTTGAGGAAATCCTCGCCGCGCAGAAGGCGGAGCTGAAGCGCACGCTCGCGGCGTGGTCGGAATCCGGCAGCAGTGTCAGCAAACGCCGCATCGACGAGATCCACGCGATCATCGCCGCGTGCCAGGCTGCCCTGCGCAAACTCGCGCCGGAAATCTACGGTCGTCCCGTTCGTGTCGGCACGAGCGAGGTCATCGGCCATCTGCCCAAATGAATCCGCTCCGTCTGATTCTCACTCGGCTGCTGCCAACCGCGTGGATGTCGCCCTACGAATCGGCCAATCCTTCGCCGCGCCGGGGCCGCGTGCCTGGTGCCGCCCCGCGCGATGCAAAGCTCGATCTGCTCCCAGGCGTGCGGCGCGAGCTGGTCCGGCGCTCGCGTTACCTGCACAAGAATTCCGGCTTCGTGCGCGAGCTGGTCGGCAACATGGCGATCTACGCCACGGGCGACGGCATCAAGCCGCAGGCGCTATCGGGCAACACGGAATGGAACAAGGCCGCCGAGGAATACTTCGCGCGTTGGGCCGCGCGCTGCGAAATCACAAATCGTTTCTGTTTCGCCGAATCCCAGGCGCTCATCTGCCGCGGCATGGACGTGGACGGCGAATACTTCGTCCTCAAGGCGCGCAATCGTGACGGCGCGCTGCGGCTCCAGCTCATCGAGTCGCACCGCATCGGCGACGCGGATCGCGGTGACACGGAGGACGGCATTGGCTTCGATGAATACGGGGCGCCCGCGTTCTACCGCGTGCTGCTCGATGACGGCACTTTTGAAAACGTCCCGGCCCATCTGGTCCTCCACGTCTTCGAGCCGGAGTATGCAAGCGCGGTGCGGCAGGCTCCCATTTTGCAGCACAGCGCCAATCACCTCCTCGATGAAATGGAATTGCTGGCGCTCGAAAAGCACGCGGTCAAAGACAACGCGGACGTGGCGCGCGTGCTCAAGACCGAGCGCGGCGAGCTGGACGAGGACGGCGACTTCGCCATCGGGAACAAGAATCCGGCTGCGGGCGAAGCGAGTGATCCGGGCGCGTTGCAGAAAATCGTGGGCGGCAAACTCGTTTCGCTCAAACCCGGTGAGTCGCTGGACAGCTTTCAGCCGAACCGCCCCAGCCCGACCTTCACCGGCTTCCTAGAACATCTGCGGCGCGATTCCGCGCTCGGGCACATCCCGTTCGAGTTCGCCGCCGATTCGAGCAAGGTCGGCGGCGCGGGCGTCCGCCTCGTCGTGGCGAAGGCGGACCGGCGCTTTTCCTATCGGCAGCTCATTCTGATCGAACGGTTCTTGAAGCCTGTGTGGCTTTTCGTCATCGGCGACGCCATCGCAAGCGGGCAACTCACGGCCGTCGAGAATTGGACGAAGGTTGCGTTCACCACGCCGCGCCGCATCACGGTCGATGCCGGGCGCGAGGCGCAGCAAAACCGCGCGGATGTGGAGATGGGCCTAAAGACGCTCGCCGAGCATTTCGCCGAGCAGGGCATGGACTTCGCCGAGGAAATGAACATCCGCGCGCAGAACGCACGTGCCCTCCTTGATCTCGCCGAGAAATACGGCGTGCCGATTGAGATGCTGTGGAAGCCGAGTGGCGGCATCGCGGCCACGCCGGTCGTCGGTGAAATCGAAGACCCGCCGGCAGTGAGCGGCGTGCGCCAGCCGGGGTAGAATTCGGCACCGCCGGTTCGTGGCGACACGAGCGGGCGTGTTGACAGCGCCCGGCGGTCGTGACGCCACTCCTTCACGCCATCCATTACCAGCCCTGGCTCATCACGCCGGAGGCACACGCGGCGATGCGCCGGGCCGCGGGCAGCGCGAGTCTTTTCACCGAACTGCCCAAGCTGCCGCCGCTGCCGGAACTTCTGACCGTCGAAGGCGGCGTCGGCATCGTGTCCATCATGGGCGTGCTGATGAAGCGCCCGGATTTCTTTGCGCGATTGCTGCTCGGCGCGACCGACATGGAGGACATCGGGGCCGCGCTCATCGCCGCGCGGGATCGCGACGATGTGGAGGCCGTGTTTCTGGATGTGGATTCGCCAGGCGGCACGGTCAATGGCACGCCGGAGCTGGCCGCGCTCGTGGCCGATGTCTCGAAGGCCAAATACACCTACGCTTTCACCGACGGGCAAATGTGCAGCGCGGCCTACTGGATCGCGTCGCAGGCCGACGCGATCTTCGCCACGCCGAGTGCGCGCGTCGGCTCCATCGGCGTGCTGCTGCCGGTGCTCGATGAAAGCGAGGCGTTCAAAGCGGCCGGGCTGAAAGTCGAGCTTTTCGCCGCCGGCAAATTCAAAAGCATCGGCGTCGAGGGCACCGCGCTCACCGACGAGCAGCGCGCGTGGATTCAGGCGCAGGTGGATGAAACCTACGGCGACTTCAAAGCCGCAGTGCTTGCGCGAGGCCGGCGCATCACGCCCGACGCGATGGAAGGGCAGAGCTTTTCGGGCCGCAAGGCGTCCTACAATTCACTCACCTCCGGCGTCGTGCAGGACCGCGCGACGGCGCTCGCCAAGCTGCGCGAGCGGCATGTGAAGCAGCCGGTGAGTTGACACACAAAAACAGGCACAGATGAAAACCATCGACGAACAACTCGAAGACGCCCTCGCACGGGTGACGCAACTGGAAACCGACGCCAAGGCCGGTTCCAGCCTCCTCACCGAAGCGGCGAAAACCTCCCACGATCTCCGCGAGCAAGTCGCCACGCTGACCAGCGAGAAGGCGGCTCTCACGCAGGAAAAGGAAACGCTCACACTCACCGGCGGTGAACTGACCGAGCAGCGCGACCAGCTCGCGAGCGATCTCGCCACCGCGAAACAATCGCTCACTTCCGCCGCGACCGCCGCCGAGGAACTCACCAAGGCGAAGGAGCAGATCACCACGCTCGCCGCCGAAGTCGAGAAGCTCAAGGCCGAGGCCAAGACCGCCGAGCGAATCGCCGCCGAACGCTACGGCGCGGCCAGCCCGAAGCCGCTGCCCGTCACGTCGCGCGGCGACGCCAAGGCCACCGAACTCGTCGCCAAGTTCAAGGCCATCACCGACCCGAAGGAACAGACCAAGTTCTGGCGCTCCCTCTCCACCGAACAACGCACGCTCATCCTCAACGCTCAGTAACCGACCACTCCAATGCCCAACACCATCACCAACGTCAAAGACATCAAGGTCGCGCAGAATGCGCTCCAGCCGTGGATGGCCGGACTGCTCCCGCTGCGCGCCTTCTCCACCAACTTCTCGCCGGAACCGGCGGACAAACTCGACACCGTGCGCGTGCCCGTCGTGGGCGCGCCGTCGCAGTCCAGCGAGTTCGCCGGCAGCTACACCAACAACGCCGACTCGACGGTCAGCGTCATCCCGGTGCAGCTCAACAAGCACAAGTTCAAGACCGTCCACGTCACCGCCCGTGAGGCGAGCGAGACGGCGCTCAATGTGCTCGAAACTCTCGTCGCCAGCGCGGTCAAGCAGCTCGCGACCGATGTGCTCCAGGACATCTTCTCGGCCATCACCGCCGATCCCTACGGCGCACCGGCCATCGACCCGATCCTCGCCGCGAACTTCAATTACAAGAAGGTGCTCGCGGTGCGCGAGGCGTGCAGCACGGCGAAGATGCCCGTCACCGACCGTTCGCTCGTGCTCGACGGCGCGTATTTCACGCAGCTTCTCGGCGACGACATCGTGGCCAAGAGCTTCATGCTGCCCATCGCGCAGCCCGGCGTGGTCGAGGCGCAGATTCGCCGGCTCGGCGGTTTCGACATCTTCGAGACGGTCATTTTGCCGGAGAACGGCGAGAAACTCGTCGGCTTCGCGGCGCACCCGAGCGGTCTCGCGGTCGCCATGCGCTACCTCGAACCGGTCGCCGAATACGACGAGGCCGGTGCCGTCACCGATCCGGAGACGGGCCTGACCTTCGGCTACCTGCGCTACACCGAGACGCAGAGCAACCGCATCTTCGTCACGGTCGAGTGCCTCTACGGCTGGAAGCAGGCCATCGCCGGCGGCATCAAGCGCATCGTGAAGCCGTAAGGCGCACGGAACTTCATTCGGTGGTTGCGAGCCCCGCTGCTGGAAACGGCAGCGGGGCTTTTCGCTGGCTGTGCTTGTGCGTCTCACGAGTGCCGATTACCAACACCGGATGCCGCGCAAGACGCCGCCAGCGCCCGTTGTTCTCGGAGCGTCGCTGGTTCCTGAAATCCGAGATTTGGTTCAGCAGTCCCGTGAATACGTCGCGGCGACGGCGAACCTCGCGCTCGTCTGGCTTTACTGGAATGTCGGGCGGCTCATCGCCAGCGACATTCAAAAGAACGCGAAGCGCGCAAACTACGGCGATGAATTGATGAGCAGTCTTTCTCGGCAATTGTCCGATCAGCTCGGACGCGGCTTCTCCGCGCCGAATCTTTGGGACATGAAACGGTTCCACGGGCAGTTCGAGATTCTCCAGACAGCGTCTAGAGAATTGAGCGGCCCGATTCTCTCGACGCCGTCTAGGGAATCATCGGCATCGGAGCCGCGTCTCCCGGTTGATTTCGCGAAGCACTCGCACCTGGGTTGGTCGCACTATCGTCGCTTACTTTCCGTGACCGATGAGCGGCAGCGCGCGTTTTATTTCGAGCGTGCGGCGAAAGAGCGATGGTCGGTGCGCGAACTGGATCGCCAGATCGAGAGCGCGCTGTTTCAGCGCGTGGCGCTCTCGCGTGACACCCGCAAGCTCGCCGCCATCGAACGGAAAAAAGGACCACCGGAACTGGTGCGCTACGAGGACGTTTTCAAAGACCCCTACGTCCTCGATTTCCTCGGACTCAAAGGCGCGTATTCGGAGAAGGATTTGGAAGCGGCGATCATTCGGAACATCGAGGAATTTCTCGCAGAACTCGGCACCGACTTTTGTTTCATCGCGCGCCAGTTCCCGATGCGGATCGACGACATCGACCACTCACTCGATCTGCTTTTTTACCATCGCGGTCTGCGCTGCCTTGTGGCGATTGATTTGAAGATCGGCGGCTTCATCGCAGCCGACAAAGGCCAGATGGATTTGTATCTCTCGTGGCTGAAGGAACACGAATGGCGCGATGGCGAAAGCGAGCCGGTCGGCCTCGTGCTCTGCACGTCGAAGCGGCGGCAGCACGTCGAGTTGTTGCTGCGGCACGGCCCGCACAAATTGCAGGTGGCGGAATACGTGCTCAAACCGCCGCAGAAAAAGGCGCTCGAAGCGCGGCTCAAGCTCTACGGCCGGTTGCTGGAAAAATGAAGCACGGGGAGTTCGCCATCGGCCGCCACTTCGTTTGCGGAGACCACCGCTGGCTTTGCACTGATGTTGGAAGCCGCGTCATTGTTGCCGTGCGTGCGGACACGGCGGAGATCGCGGTGACGGAAAACGGTGTCACTCGCCGCGAGGTGCGCGACGTGACGCCGCGCGACTTGGCCGGACCACCATACTTCCTCGCTGAACAAGTCTTCGACGAAGACGAACTGCCTGGCTGCACCCCGGTGTAGGACCAGAGCGTCCTTTGACAGCGGAGCGATGGCATGTCGCTCCATGATGAAAAAGCCGCCGCGCTCGCCGAGGTTCTCACAGCCACGGGCGAGGAAATTGTTTGGAAGGGACGCACGCTCCACGCGCTCGTGTCCGATAATCCGCTGAGCCAAGACCTCGGCCTCGGCGGATTCGCTGCGAAGGGCGATTGCACGATGAAGGTGCTCCGTTCGGAGCTTGGCGCGGATCGGCCCAAGCTCGGCGAAACGCTGACATTCCAAGGCGCGAGCTACCGCATCACGCGCGTCACCGACCACCCGCAGTTTCCGATGATCGTGCTCGTCGTCGAGCCGGAGGACTAAACGCCATGCTCGACCACATACTCGACGAAGTGCTGCTCGCGCATTTGAAGACGGTGCCCGCTCTCGATGTGCTCCACGGCTAGACGCCTTGCCACATCTCCCCTGAAACGGACGATTAAGAAGCTCTTTCCAGCACGCACCAACAATGACCATTGAGACGATCATTGCAGCTACGATCACCACATCCGGCACGGTCATTTCGGCGTGGCTCATCAACCGCTGGAAGAACAGTTCTGCCAACCATCCCGCCCCGAACACCGCCGCCCAACTCGAAAGCACCAAGCCAGTCAAAAGCCTTCTCTCCACGACCACGCTTGCCCCGGCGGCGCCGTCGCGTCCCCGAGAGATCGCCTTATCACACAAGCAGATTTCAGAGTCCATCGACGGTCTCCCTCCTTTTCAGCGTCCCGCAGTTCACCAGAGTTTTGTTGGCGCACGGGTTACTTGGCCCGCACGCCTTTTCGGCGTCGATCACTTCGGCGACCACATGACTGTTTCCGTCAACCTCATCGGCAGCGATTGCTTGGTTTTCTGCCGCACGACCGCAGCCGATTGCGAGGGCATCGACCTCGCGCCCGAGGGTTCCCGGCTTCTCGTTACCGGCGACATTCACCGCATCGACACCTATGAGTCCGAACTCACCAACTGCCGAATCATCGCGCAACCGAACGGCGTCTAACCATGCGCTGCAGCGAACCGCTCCGCGCGTCACGCTGGCTGCTTCCGGCCTCCGCCTTGCCGCCACCATGCAGCCAGCGCGCCACGCTCCGCCGTCGCTGAGCTTGGGGTCGTTAGGCGTTCTACGCACACCATGAAAACTCTACTCTCATTCTTTTCTCTGCTTGCGTCTTTGGCTCATGGAGTCCGCGCTGCTGAGCCGCTCCGCTTCGAGGAGATCTCGCTTCTTGTTCGTATGCGCGAGCCAGATTCCA